ATTAGTCATATCGTAGTATAGATCGACTGGATTGCCAAGATCTTGGTCTATTGCAATACTCCAACGCATACGTTTTATTGTTGAGTAGGTACCAATTATCTTAGCGTAAATATATTTCTTGTAACTGAATACAAATGGCTTACTTGGATCATCAAGTCGTAATGGGTTGATATAATACGCATTAGTACTACCACTGATTCGTTTCCAGTTCACGTTACTTATCTTTTCTCGAACAGTAGGAACACCATTACTATTTAATGGGCCGCTATCCTCCCATAATTCAATTGTAAAAGCCATTTTTATTATCGTGCCATTGAACTGATGCGTGATGCATTTGGACCAAGCCAAGCACCAGGACCAATTGCTAATAGTAGTGAATTAACACGACTAGGTAATTGGTCACGATTCCACCAACGTGTTTGTAATTTCAATGGACCAACTTCATATGATGTAAAGTTTTCCATTTCATTATCATCAAGTAGACGATCATCACTATCCAAGTAATATAAAGCCATCTCACAAGTGGCTTCTGATAAAGTTCTTGGCATTACAGTTGATGGTATATAAAGACCATTTAGGTCAATCAATAATTTACGAGGCCAAGCTAATGATTGTTCCATAATTGATGGTAATCCACTATACATTTCACTATTGATACGGCGTGTTGCCTGAACAAGAGATGCTTGTTTTGTTGCATCATCTGCATTTATCCAATTATCACTCTTGGTGCGACCTGCAAAATAGTCATTAGCATCACTTAAGCTAATATAACTATTCGAACTCAGTCCACTTATTGTTGCATCAAATACAAATGCCATGATTAAATCCTTTTAACTAGATGACCAAATACTGATAACTCACCTTTTGTCAGTGATACTCTATCACCTTTGGTAAATTTATATGGTTTATTATTGATATTGCCTTTAAAACTCTGCAGTACAATACACTCGGTTGTATTTATGACTTCTTTCACAATAGGTGTTTCCACATGTTCTACTATTTTCTTTGCTCGTGCCATAATTATATCCTCTTTTGGCTATTTATAAAAGAAAAAGCCCACCGTATGGATGGGCTTTTCTGTATTACTTGTAACTATTAAGCAGCGTTGGTACCAACAGAGCTTGAGCTACGAACTTGCCAACATGCATCCACATCGATAATGCTGTAGTTGAACACACCGTACCAACCGATGTTAATAAAACGAGCCAATTTATCCTGATGACTAGTAAACACGATCGAAGGCATTGCACTTTCAACCTTACCGAATGCATTGTCGCCGAAGAAGCTAGATTTGTAAACGTCTACTAAACCTGAGCCAGATTGGTCAGCGTAAGAAGCATGGTTATCACGTATGATACGGAAGCCACGGTAGATACCAACTTCGTTTGCATACACGTCCATAGCATTGTTGTACTTAGCCACGTCTGTCCAATCGCCAGCTGCAGCGCCTGCACGAATATCGTGAATAACGTCATCATGCAATACAGCAACATAGTAACCACCTTGAACAGGTTGAATAGACTTACGAGCCAACTTATTATAAGCTAAGTTCAAAGTTGTGCTATCCATAACGTCACCAGCAACAATTCCTGTATCATCAGCACGGCCATTAACGTAAAGAACGTTAGTTGTAGCCTCAAGAGACAACAGACCAAGTTTATCTTGCGTACGACCCATGTTCATACCTACTAATTGTGCTGCAGCCAAGTCGGCTTTACCACCCGATTGTAAGTTAGCTAATTTAGTAGTCGTGATTACGTTACCGTATTCAGCAGGAACTACGACGATCTGACTATCAGACATTGCTTCAGAACTAACATCTGCATTTTCAGTCAATGGAGTTGTAGCCAAAGACAATTGTGCATATTTGGTCAAAGTCATAGACTTAGCACCAATTTCACGTTTATATTGTACAAACTGATCAAGAACTGCTTCTTGTTCACGAGCGATAATAAAAGATTGGTCATACGCCTGAATGATTGAGTTATCTAATTCGGTTGTACCGGACATTGCGATTGTATAAGCCATTATATGGACTCCTTAAAAAATTATTATTGTGTTATTTACCATACTTTATGAGTACAGCAGTTATTTCTTTTTGTGTCTTAGCACCTCTGATTTCAGTTTCGAAGGTTTGGCCATGTTCACCATTACCTGCACGCTTTGGATCTGGTGCTTTCTCTCCGCCAAATAGAATTGGATCGGATTGTTTCAAACTCTTAATAACAGCTTTCAAGGAGTCCACCTTAACTGTACCGTCATCATTGAATTCAATAGCACTTTTATCAACCAACTTCATAACTGTATCAACTGAAAGTGCATTAACTTTTTCAAGTTCTGAACGAAGAGTAGATGCAACCTCACGTTCTTTAATGCTACTTTCATATGCTGTTCGGCGAGCAACTTCAGCATCATAGAGCTCTTTAAACTTACCTTGCTCCTCAAGAAGAGCAGCTGCTCTCGTTTCAGCTTCTGTTTCTATTGCCTTTAGTTTGCCTTTTACAATATCACGTGACTCGATAACTTCTTTATTGATATTACGTAAACGCTCTATTTCTAAATTAGCTGCTTCAAGACTTATGATACCAGACTCTTCTTTTACATCTTTTACATCTTGCTCGTTGGACATCCATCCACTCCTTTTATTTATAACCAATCCAGGTTATGTGTTATTTGTGATACTATTTATAAAACTTATTCAAACAGTATAAAAGCTAACCTTATTTATGGTTCACCAAGTTCTGTTGAGTCATTGCTACCAAGTTGGGTATCAGCTTGGGTATCAGTTAAATCTTGATCGATTTCAAGAACCTTTTCTTCTGCTTGCATACGAGTCATACCATACATTTGCATAAAGTAATCGATACGAGTAGCACGCTTACTTGTTATACGCATATCCCAAACTTCTTCAGTATCTTTCTGATTGACTGGTAGTACTGGATCGGTGAACGTAACAAACATCTCACTATTTTCACTAAATGTACCAGGATGTACTGTATTCATAACAAGTGCCATCATTTGATACATACGTTTAAATCCTTGTTCGAACATACGTTGACGTTTCTTACGTAGTTCTAAGTTGTCCATCTCTTCAACAATAAGTTGGAATCCACTATTAGCTGCTGCTGTACCAGATGCCTTAACACGAACACTCCAATCAGCTGCATAATCTCTTACCCAACCATTAAACATCTCATCAATTGGTGCAATATTAATATCTGGTCCTTTATATTCTACAAAAGGAGCATCTACACCATTTGTATCTAGGAACACAATCTTATTTGGTCCACCAACAGTACTTTGTTCAGCTGGAGCCATATGTGGCATTTGTTGCCCAGGATGAATTTGTATCTCATATTGTTGAATACCATTATTATCAATCTTACAGTTAGTGAACAAAGTCTTTAACTTGGCCCAACTTACAGCATACTCACTATCAGTAATATGGAGGTTCAACATTTCATTCATACCAACTAGATCGGTTGGTGCTTCAACCCAGAATCCAGAACGAGGTGTATTGGTATCATAGAATACAGCAATAGGTACAACACCAAATGGGTTAGGTTGTACATCAACTATACTAACTTGGTCCTTAGTCTCTTCTAGGTCAACAATATTATCAGGTGTGAATATACGATAACCACAAGTATCACCAGCCTCATAGGTTTCATATATTAAAGTCGTTACTTTTTTAGTAATTGGATTGGTTAATACTTCACAATTACCACGATGTAGTATATCAAGGATAAAGTCATCAGACTCATTATCCCACTGTATAAGGACTATACCAGTCTTCAATAGTCGTACAACGTGATCTAAATTGATAAGGAATTCTTGCATCTCAATACTGTCCAACTCTTCATTGAATGCAGTAGTCATCATATCATTAGGTGTATCATTATCTTCTTCATATACTTCAAATATAGGAAGTGAATCATTAAACAATTGACCAGACTTCTCTATAATCATACGAGTCACATTACGAAATCTTGGTATTAATCCCTTTTCACGCCACTTTTTACGACCTTTTTGAGTATCATCTAATAGTTTGACCATTTGTCCTTCTTGGTCACCATCAAAGTAAGCCAATGCCTTTTGTGCGAATGTAGCTCTAGGATTATCTAGTAACTCTTCTAACTGTTCAGCTTGTTTTGCATCCATCTTTGTATATCCTTTAATAGTTCTATATGTGGTCTATTTATTTAATACTGGGTAAGGCTATTTTTGCCTTTCAATGGGAACCTAAAATGAATAAAGTATCCACCACCATCAATAGGATGGTCATCGTCATGTGTCTTGTCAGGGTTACCAAACTTATCATAAGCCTGTTGTTCAAGTGCTTGTGTGTATACAGGACACTTATTTACATTTACTTTATACCTACGTTCACCAAGACCATTAAGGAACATAGCGTTCATAGCTCCAATCCTATCACGTACGAATGGATTCTTAGATGGGTACAATACTTCAAATCCAGCTTGTTTCAATAATTGTATATCAGTTTGCGAAGCATTAGTCTTCTCACTCTTACCAGAACTATCTGGATATATCATGATGTGTCGGTTTGGGTATTTATGTTTAATGATTTCGATAACAGCTTCAGTATTCTTGGCTCCATTAATCTCATCTAATGCATAAGGTATATTATCATCAATAATATGCACAACAGATGCACACTTATTCACGTTAAAGTCTTGACCAATATGTAGGATATGTCTTGGGAAGTCTTTTAATGTCAACTCAGTACTATTCAACGTACGATCAAATCCATGATAGACACGACCACTAGTAAGGTTGACAAACTTACCTTCTAAGTATGCATCAATTAGCTCAGGTGGATAGTTCTCTCTTAATGATTGTATAAAGTCATCTGGTAAGTATGGATTGTCTTGTGTACGAGCTTGTATCAATCTACGATCAGCTTTACCTTCTTGGGCATCTTTAACAAAATATTCATATAAGAAGTTGAATCCCTCAGGTGTACTTGTAGTAAATCCTTGGTATACATTACCTTGACGTAGACGAGATTGTGCCATACGCCACATCGACCTAGCAGTATCCTTATTAATGGTATCGGCTTCATCTACACCAAAGAATGCCAAGTTAAGACCAGCTAATCGTTTGTAGTTTTCAGCTGATAGTAACAAGATATCTGTACTACCGTGAGCGAACTTCAACGTATACATTGGAAATGGTGATGCTCTGAACTTGTATGGGATACCATAATTCTGTAATATTTGGTCCATTTCTGGTATCAATACAGATTGTAACATACTATGTGTTGGTTCCATTAACAATCCACGGTAACCAGTATTCAATGATGCTAGATGTATAGCTTTGAAACAGAATGCACTAGTTTTACCAGCACCAAATCCTGCAACTAATGCTAAGTATCGTGTTGTGATATCACTAAGAAATGTTAGTTGGTGTTTGAGTAAGCTGAATTCAAGTGACATTATAGCATTCGTTGAGTTGTGAATATAATTCTTTTATTTTACCCATAAGTTCTTCATCTACAATAGGGTCATACATTCCACAAATCATTCGACCCATCAGTATATTGAGCTCATCTTCTAATTCAATGATAAGTGTTTCGTTATCATTCATACTTTGAATCCTTCTGGAAGGTGCTTATTGTAGCATTCAATATTGTTATCATCACACCATTTCTTATAGGTAGTCTTTGAATTCTTGGCAATCTTATTATTCCAATTTTGGAAGACCATTATGATACGAATATTGGGATGTTGTGACTTAACCAATAATAACTTTTCTCTATCATCTTTGGACAACATACCTTTGGTCTCAACATAGGTAGATGGA